AAGAAGGCGCCATTATCAAACGGGAGTGGTGGCAGGTCTGGGACCAAGAGCGGCCTCCGCAATGCGATCACGTGATTCAATCTTGGGATACGGCCTTCACAAAATCGGAACGGGCAGACTACTCCGCCTGTACAACCTGGGGTGTTTTTTACCTCAATGAAGATAAAAATGATGCCAACATCATCTTGTTAGATGCATTCAAAGAGCGTATGGAGTTTCCCACGCTTAAACAAAGAGCCATTGAAATGTACAAAGATTGGCAGCCCGATAGCTTTATTGTGGAAGCTAAAGCCTCTGGTGCGCCACTGATCTTTGAGCTGCGTAGGATGGGCATTCCCGTCCAAGAGTTTACACCGACTCGTGGTAACGATAAAATATCAAGGGTAAATAGCGTATCAGATCTTTTTGCTTCTGGCAAAATCTGGGCGCCTAGAAAAAGATGGGCAGAAGAAGTCGTAGAAGAGTTAGCGGCCTTTCCTAACTCTGACCATGATGACTTGGTCGACTCAACAACGCAAGCATTATTAAGATTTAGAAGAGGTGGGTTTATCACATTACAAAGTGATGAACCTGATGAACCACAAGAGTTTAGACGCAAAAAAGGTTATTACTAAGGATACTTATGTCAATTGAAAAAGCAATGTACGCAGCACCTCAGGGTTTACCCGACCTAGAAGGCCCAGATGTCGAAATAGAAATCGTTGATCCTGAAGATGTCATCGTCAATGGCATTGATCTGATGCCAGAGGAAACTGAGGATGAAGATTTTAATGCGAACTTAGCCGAGTATTTGCCTGAATCTGTTCTGTTGCAAATTGCTGGCGATTTATTGGGAGATTTTCAATCTGACTTAGATAGCCGCAAAGACTGGATTCAGACGTATGTTGACGGCCTTGAATTGCTGGGATTAAAAATTGAAGAGCGCACCGAACCATGGGAAGGAGCCTGCGGTGTATATCACCCAGTGTTAGCTGAAGCCGTCATCAAGTTCCAGTCTGAGACGATTATGGAAACTTTCCCAGCGGCTGGCCCAGTCAAGGGCGAAATCATTGGTAAAGAAACCCAAGAGAAAAAAGATGCTTGCGAGCGTGTCGTTGAAGACATGAATTACGAGCTAACGGACAAGATGCAAGAGTTCCGTCCTGAACACGAGCGGATGCTATGGGGCGTAGGTTTATCTGGTAACGGCTTTAAAAAGGTTTACATTGACCCAAGCTTAGATCGCCAAGTATCGATTTATGTTCCTGCTGAAGACATCGTAGTTCCTTATGGCGCTTCTAGCTTAGAGTCAGCCGAACGTATCACCCATGTGATGCGTAAAACGGAAAACGAGCTCAAGCGCTTGCAATATGAAGGTTTTTACAGAGACATTACCCTTGGTTCGCCTGATAACACGCTCGATGAAATCGAAAAGAAAATTGCAGAAAAACTTGGTTTTAGAGCAAGCACAGATGATCGCTACAAGATTTTGGAGATGCATGTTCATCTGGATTTAGAAGGGTTTGAACATACAGATCATGAAGGCGAAGCCACAGGCATTGGTTTGCCGTATGTTGTAACCATTGAAAAAACAAACGGTCAAGTATTAGCCATCCGTAGAAACTGGGATCCAGATGACAAAACACATCAAAAACGCCAACACTTCGTCCACTACGGGTATATTCCTGGCTTTGGTTTCTACCATTTTGGCCTTATCCATCTTATCGGTGCTTTTGCTAAATCTGGTACTTCCATACTCCGCCAGCTGGTTGATGCAGGGTCACTTAGCAATTTGCCAGGGGGCTTTAAGACCCGTGGCTTGCGAGTCAAAGGCGATGACACACCGATAGCTCCAGGAGAGTTCCGTGACGTAGATGTTCCAAGTGGTGCGATGAAAGACAACATCATGCCATTGCCGTACAAAGAGCCAAGCCAGACATTGATGGCGTTGCTCAATCAGATCGTGGAGGAAGGCCGTAGGTTCGCTTCTTCTGGAGATTTAAAAGCTTCTGATATGTCAAGCCAGTCCCCAGTTGGGACTACGCTAGCAATCTTAGAGCGTACCTTAAAAGTCATGTCGGCCATCCAAGCCCGTATTCACTTCTCGATGAAGCAAGAGTTTAAGCTGCTCAAAAAGATTATTGCAGACTATGCTCCAGAAGATTACAGCTATGAGCCAACCGTAGGCAGCGCTAAAGCCCGTAGATCCGATTATGAGATGGTGAACATTGTTCCTGTGTCCGATCCAAATGCGGCCACGATGAGCCAGAAAGTAGTTCAGTATCAAGCGGCTCTGCAATTATCTCAAACAGCACCACAGCTATATAACCTGCCTTACTTACATCGCCAGATGCTAGAAGTCATTGGTATTAAAAATGTGGAAAAAATGTTGCCAATGCCTGATGAACAAAATCCCGTAGATCCTGTTACTGAAAACATGAATGCGCTCAAGATTAAACCTCTTAAAGCATTTATTGGCCAGGATCATAAAGGGCATATTGCCATTCATACGGCCGCATTGAATGATCCTTCAATCAAGAAAACTATTGGCCAAAACCCACAAGCTCCGCAAATTATGCAGGCGCTGCAGGCACATATTGCCGAGCACGTAGGCATGGAGTACTTAGTGCAAATGCAACAGCAGATGGGTATTCAAATTCCGTATAACGGAGATGAAGATCCTGACTTTAAGATTACGCCAGAACAGGAAATGCAAATTACCCGCCTGGCTGTACCAGCAGCGCAAAACCTGCTCAATCAAAACAAAACTGCTATGGCCGCACAACAGGCTCAACAAGCCGCTCAAGATCCAGTCATTCAGATGCAAATGAAAGAATTGCAGCTTAAAGCGCAAGAAATTGACATTAAACAGAAAAAAATGGCTATGGATGCAGCTGGTAAAGCTGATCAAATTGAGATTGAAAAAATGCGTATTGCAGCGCAAAAAGAAATTGCAGGAATGCAAATTGGCGCCAAGACAGCAGCTGATAAAGCAAACCTAAGTGCTAAGCAAGAGCTCGAAGGTATGCGTCTAGGCCATCAAATTGGCAGTGCCAAAGCCCAATTAAATCAACAGAAGCAAGCCCAAAAGCTACAAGTGACTGCGGATTTATATAAAGCCGAGCAACAAAGCAAATCTAAAAAGGAAACTAAATGAAAGAAAAAATGCTTGACCATCTTCTCAAACAGATCGATGGAAAAGTAAGGTCTCTTGAAGAGTCCTTAGGTACTGGAGTAGCCAAAGACTACTCTGATTACCAAAAAACGTGCGGCCAAATAACAGGTCTTTTGTCCGTGCGGATGTACATAACTGACCTTAAAAAGAACTTGGAGAATTTTGATGAGTGAAATACTAATCGGCTCAAACCCCGATGATGTAAACGCAACAACAACTCTGCCCCAAACAGCAGAAGAAAAAGCAAGACAACTACCAGAACCCCAGGGCTACCGAATGTTAGTTGGTATTCCTGATGCCGAAAAAGAACACGCAGGCGGAATCCTTAAAGCGGATACCACTTTGCAAATGGAAGAAGTGCTTTCCACGGTTTTTTTTGTAATCAAAATGGGTCCAGATTGTTACCAGGACAAAAATAGGTTCCCAAATGGACCTTGGTGTAAAGAAGGTGATTTTATTCTTGCACGTCCAAACACTGGCACACGGCTTAAAATCCACGGCCGTGAATTTCGATTAATTAATGATGATTCTGTCGAGGCAGTCGTAGAAGACCCTCGTGGAATCACACGTGCATAAGGAGTCAATCATGGCAGAATTTGAAAAACAAGATTTTTCTTTCTTAGAAGATCAAGATGCAACCCCTGAAACCGTCAAAGAACCCTCAGAAGATGTAGAAATTGAGATTATTGACGATACCCCAGAGGAAGATCGCAAGAATGCAACCCCATTACCTCAAGAAATTGTTGAGGAAATCGATCAAGATGACTTAGAAGCGTACTCTAAAGAGGCAAAACAGCGCCTTTTGCAGATGAAAAAGCTCATTAATGACGAGCGCAGAGCCAAAGAAGCGGCAATTCGTGAAAACGAAGAGGCAATTCGGGTCGCAAACGCCATTATTAATGAAAATAAACAGCTCAAAGGCCGCTTATCCAATGGCGAAAAGGTTTATATCAATACCGCCAAGGAAAAAGTAGCTACAGAACTGGAAGTAGCAAGACGTGCGTACAAAGATGCTTATGATTCTGGAGATTCTGACCGTTTGTTAGAGGCTCAAGAGCGTTTGACAGAAGCAAAAATGAAAGCGCAAGATGTTGAGCGTTATCGTCCACAGTATGAAGAAAGTGATGTACAATTACCCGTACAAGAGGCTCAAAAACCTCAGCAACCATCCCGTTTGGACTCAAAAACCCAAGCATGGCTAGATAAAAATAGCTGGTATGGTACAGATGAAGATATGAGTTTTCTCGCTATGGGAATTCATAAGCGCCTGGAAAGAGACGGAGTCCCTGTCGGGTCCGACAACTACTGGAACGCTATTGATACTGAGATGAGAAAGCGCTTCCCCGACAAGCTTGGGGAACCAGAAGCCAAACCTTCTGCGCCAACACGCAAAAGCACGGTGGTTGCTCCAGCGACACGTTCAACATCCTCCAAAAAGATCACATTGAACACACGTCAAATGGAACTGGCTAAAAAATTCAAAATTACGCCAGAGCAATATTACAACGAACTAGTTAAAACGGAGTCCCAAAATGGCTGAAAACAATCGTACCCCCCGTGAAGTAGCAACAAGACAACAGGCAGAGCGGCCAAAAGCATGGTCTTTGCCAGAATTGTTACCTGAACCAGACAAGCAAGCAGGTTATGCTTATCGCTGGGTAAGGGTTTCGATGCTTAACAATGCTGACCCTCGTAATCTCTCCTCAAAACTGAGAGAAGGCTGGGAACCAGTCAGAGCAGAAGAGCAACCGAAATATGGAATGTTGACCGATCCAGATAGCCGTTATAAAGACAATATCGAAATCGGTGGTTTATTGCTCTGCAAGATTCCTGAGGAATTTGTAAAGGCAAGGATGGATTATGAGGCCAACCAAACCCAAGCAAACGCAGAGGCAGTAGACAATAGTTTTATGAGACAAAGCGATACCCGTATGCCTCTGTTCCAAGAACGGAAGTCTACAGTGTCCTTTGGTAAAGGTTCTTAACTTATTAGGAGATTTATATGGCTTATCCTACAGTAGCAGCCCCTTACG